GGTCTTTCTACTGGCCCTGGTACTGGTACATCAGGTTCAGGGGGCACTGCAACACTTACAACTGGTGGCTCTGGTGGAGCAAGCAACTATGCGGTTGGTGGTTCAGGAGGCGGCTGGGGCACTGCTGGCTCTAGTGGTGGTGCTGGACAGGCTGGCGGTGGTTCTGGTGGAGCGGCTGGCAAGTATGTCAATGGAAACAGCTATGTAACATGGGATACAACAGGAACTCGTTTGGGGAATGTGGCATGACAAATGACTTGATCAAACATCATTTCTCTGATGGCTTGTATTCCAAGGAAACGCATATTCCTGAAGGAATGATGTTGATGCAACACATTCATGCCTACTCTCACATGAGTATTTTGGCAAAGGGGAAAGTTGTTTTCTTGAAAGGTGATGAGAAGATGATTATTGAAGCTCCCGCTTGCATTGAGATTTCTGCCGGGGAGCATCATGCCGTAAAGGCTTTGACAGATTGTGTTTGGTTTTGTATCCATGCCACTGACGAGAAAGACCCGTCAAAAGTGGATCAAGTTTTGATTAAGGAGAATTGATATGCCTTGGATTGGTGGTGCTGTAGCAGGGGGAATTGGACTGCTTGGCAGTTCGATGACAGCAGATGCAGCTAGAAGTGCGGCAGAAACATCTGCTCAGGCTCAACTAGAGGCGACTCGTTTGGCGATTGAAGCGTCTAGGTTCCGTCCTGTTGGTGTAACGACTGGCTTTGGTTCTTCCAATTTCCAGTTTGATAAAAAGGGGAATTTAATTGGTGCTGGATACCAGTTATCTCCTGAATTGCAAGCACAGCGCAACCGTTTGATGGCTTTGGCTGGAATGGGCTTAACTCAGGCAGAGCAAGCTCAACAGGCATATGCCCCAATGGGAGAAGCGGCTCAAGGTTTGTTTAGCTTGGGTCAACAGTATCTTGCACAGAGTCCTGAACAGGTTGCACAAAAATATATGCAACAACAACAGGCTTTGTTGGCTCCTGGTCGTGAACAGCAGTTGGCTGGACTACAGAACCAGATGTTCCAAACTGGTCGAGGTGGTTTGGCTGTTGGTGGTACTAGCGGTGCTGGTGGTTCTGTGGCGCTAGGAGCTACAAACCCTGAACTGCAAGCGTATTACAACGCAATGGCACAGCAGGATGCTCAATTGGCGGCTCAGGCTCAACAGGCGGGTCAACAGCAACTGGCATTTGGTACTGGTTTGTTTAGTACTGGCGCTAACTTGCTTGGTGGTATGTATGGTGGTCAGGTTGCGGCTTTGTCGCCCTATACGACCTATTTGGGTGGTGCTGGCAGTATTGAAGAACTTGGGCAACAGGCGCTAAATCTTGGGTCAAACCTGGGTGGTCGTACTGCCGCCGCTGGTGCTAATGTCGGTCAGTCTTTGTTGACTGGTGGTATGAGTGCGGCTAAGACTTTGCAAGCCTCTCAAGGCCAGAGTCCTTTTGGAACTTTCTTGACTAATGCCGCAAGTAGTCCGCAATTACAGGCTGGTTTGGGTAATTGGATGAGTGGTGGCATGGGTAATCCATTGCAAGCAAAATTTGCTCAAACATCATTGGGTCAATCTGGTTTTGGTACTGGATTGGCTTATGGGAATCAAGATTACGGATTGTTTATCTAAGGAGTAAACATGGCAACTGATATCGTTGGAAGTCTTTTTGGGGTGACTCCTGAAGCATTGGAAACAACTCGTCAACAGCAGATGCGTGAACAGGCACTTGCACTTGCTCAATTGACTCCGCAACAGCAAATTACTTATGGCGCATCTCTTGCTGGTCAACAGTTTGGTAGAGGAGTTGGTGGTTTGCTTGGTGCTGAAGACCCAATGTTAAATCTTGTTAAACAGCGTCAAGCAGTTTCTTCTACCATTAATTGGGCTGATCCTACTTCTGTGATGAGTGCCATTGCAAAACTAAAAGACACTGATCCACAAGGAGCAATTACTCTTGCTCAAGAATTGCGGAAGATGCAAGAAAGCGGTGCTTTAGTTGCTCAACGTAATGCCGCCGCTAATCGTGAAAAACAACAAGCCATTCCATCATCTATTCAGGTTGCAAATGAATTAGCAGGAATTGATGTTACTGAAAAGTTTCTCAATGAACAGCCAGATAGCCCTGATAAAGATCAGGCATTGCGTGTTTTAAAAATTCGCAAAGATGCATTAACTAAACAACAACCTAGTTATGCTCCGACAGAACTTCAAAAATTACAAGAATATAGAAAAGATCTTCAAGATCAAAAAGCTCCTCAATCTCAAATTGATGAAGTTAATGCATTGATTAAATCTTTGCCTGGGAAGGGACAAAGTGCAAATATTACAAATATTCTTGGAGACAAAAAAATTGAAAGCATTCCAGATTTCAGAACAAAAGTAATTGCAACTATAAAACCGCAACTTAATGTTGTTGACTCTACAGATCAAGCTCTTGAGCAATTGCAATTGTCTGTTAATGAAAATAACCCAGCCGCTTTTAATGCGGCAAGATTGCAATTGGCAAAAGCAATTGGTGGTGGAACTGATATTTCTAACAAAGAAATTCAGGCGGCTGGTGGTGATCCATCAATTTATGGAAAATTGATTGACACTACATCTGTTCTTTTTACTGGAACTCCATCAACTGAAACACAGAAAAATATTGAAAAAACATTACGTGCGCTTCAAATGGTTGCAAAGAAAAAAGCAAAAGATGAGATTAAAGTTCAGATTAGATTGGGAGTAAATAGCAAAATAGGCTCTGAATCTGAATTGAATGAAGCGTTTGATTTTCCACAGTTACGTGATAAAACTGATATTGGCACAGATGTTCAAGCACGTGCCAAAGCACTTTTAGAAGAACGTAGAAAAAAACAATCTCAACCAAAGTGATGAGGTAAAAACATGGCAGATAATTTAGAAAAACTTAGCGACTCAGAACTTGAAGCCATTGCTTCTGGGAATCTGGAGAGTTTGTCTGATAACGCACTAAAAATTCTTGCTGGAGATCAAGCATCAGTGCAATCTGGCGATTATCGTACTGAAGCATTGCGTTCAGGATTGGCAACAAGTGTTGGTAATGTTTCTGGTGTAGCAAACATTATTTTTGACACATTGGCAAAACTTGGACTTGATCCATTGAGACTTGGTGCACGTGCGGCTGGCAAACCTGTTGAGCCACCTGCAAGCACCGTTTCTGAATCATTTAAAGCAGGAAAAACTTTAGAAACACCTGTGATGACTGCACTTGGTTCTACTGGTGCAAAACCACAAACCAATATGCAAGAAATTATTGCATCTGGTTTATCTTCTGCAACATCTCCAGAATCTTATTTGTTTGCTCCATTGGCTGGAATTAAAAAAATGGGCTTGCTTGGGCAGAGCATCATGCGTCCAGCAGAACAAGTGTTGATCGGTTCTGGTGGAAAAGCTGGATCGATGGCTGGTGGAGAAGTTCAAAGAAGAACTACTGGAGAAACTGGTCTAACTGGAGAAATTATTGGTGGCATTTTGGGTGGTTCTGCTACTGGATATGGAGTTGGAACATTGCTAAAAGCTGGGCCACTTGCTGGTAAAGGATGGGATTTAGCAAAAGGCCAATGGGACAAGATTAGAGGTACTGTCCCAGAAGATGAATTATTGCGTGATGTTGATAATAGGATTAGTAATATTTTCATTGCGGCAGGGGCGGCAGACCCTAACTTTATGAAAGTTCTAGAGCAAGCATCAAAAGCTCAGGCTGGTGCTTCTTTAAAAGCTCCTGGTGGACAGCAAATTCAGATGCCATTAAGCGCAATGTTGGCTGATAATCCAGTCATCAATAACTTCATTCAAAGTTTGTCTGCTAAAGACCCTGTATTTCGAGCACAGTATGGTCAACAATTTGAAAATGCTAAATCTGCTCTTTTAGCAAATCAGATCCGTTTGTTTGGCGACCCTTCAAAGGTATCTGTCAATTTGACTCCAACTGATCTTGCAAAATTGCAAGCAAAGAAGATAAAAAGCATTGATGAGCAACTACAAGATGCATCTCGTGACTACTCACTTGATCCAAATGCTACTGGTCAACGCATTGACAATCTTGTTTTGCAAAAAGAAAAACAGGCTCGTGCAAAGGTTGAACCTTTATATAAAGAAGCATTTGACATTGCAAAACAAAAAAATCTTGTATTGCCATCATCATCAGTTGATGACATCTACAACTTTGTTGCTGGAGAACAGGCTTCAGATAAATTTAAAACATTCCCAACAATCTATAGACGAGTTATTGCTAAATTTAAGCCAGAATCAACTGCACCAAGCTCTATATTGACAGAGACTGGTGTTCCTATGCGTCCTGGTGGAGTGCAGTTTAGTGCCGCAACAATTGAAGACCTTGATTCATTAAAAAGAGAAATCAATAATCAACTTAGAAAGACGAATGATCCTGCTGACATTAGATTACTTACTGATTTAAAAGATCGTGTTGGTGGTCACATTGATTCACTTGATCAAGAGTTTGTTACAGCATACAGAAATGCAGACAAAGCATATTTACAAAATGTTGGTCTACCATTCTCTGCTGAAACATTAAAATCTGTTGACCGCAAAAGATTTGTTGAGCAAATCGTTCCTCAAATCATTGGCAATAAATCAAACGTTAATGAATTTATACAAGCGACTGGCCCAGAAGGTCAAAATATTGTGCGTGATGTGTTTTTGGACAGCTTCACAAAGGCATCTTTAAAAGATGGCGTTATTGACACAAAAGCTGCTAATAAGTGGTTGATAAAAAATAAAGGTGGAGTAAGTTTGATTCCTGGTCTAGAAGATGAACTTCGTTCCTCTGTTGACAATGTCCAATCGCTTCTGAATCAGAAATCACGTTTAGATGCTAACTTCAAAAGAGTCGCTGGCGAACAAATTTTAAGCAAAGAAGGATTTTCTACCCCAAAACAATTGGTTGACAAAATGTACAGTGATGTCAATTTCACTTCTAAATTTATGTCAAATTCTGGATATGGACAAAATAAGGATGCGGTAAATGCTGTCAGATCATTCATGTTGGATGATATTGTTAGCAGTGGTGATCCAATTGGATTGTTGAATGACAGAAATAAATCTGCTGTTTTTAACAGGGTTTTTGGCCCGACATACTCTCAAAAAGTAATTGATTTTGCGACCACTGCTGATCGGTTGTTGAAAGATATTACTCAAGTTCCATTCAGAGGAGAAACAGTTCCAAAGACTCCAGTTGAGATGCTTACTGGCATTCCTCCTGAGCAAATTATCAGTAGGATTTATAACCCTGTATCTGGCCCTGTATATGCAATTACATCATTGATGAGCAAATATTGGGCTAACCAAACATCAAAACAAACTGAAGAAAAACTTAAACAATTGCTTCTAAATCCATCTGATGCAGTTAAAGTTTTTCAGTCTGTCTCACCAAAAGCTCAAGGATTTGATCAAAAGAAAATCCAAGACGCCATTGATGTTGGAAGAAAGTATGGCATCCAGTGGGTTTCTGATGCCGTCAATGACATTTCTACTGGTGGTATTCGTGGTGGCTTGCAACAAGTCGGGCCTTCTGAAAATCAGGAGTAAAAGATTGATCCATTCACCATACTTGCGTTGGCAAGAGGGGCAGTTTCCGCAATTAAGCAGGGTTGCGACCTCTACAACCAATTCAAAGGCGAGGTTGTCCAAGCTCAAAAAACCATTGGTGAAGCGAAAAAGATCGTCAGGGAGGTTGGTGGTTTCCTGGGGTTTTTCAAGCGCAAGGTTGAGGTT